GGGACAAAAGCTCCGCTTCCAAACGGCGATCCCAACCAAGAATTATGCTCTTATATGTTGATATCAACATGAGTACTAGAGCAAAATCCCACCAGGCAAAGCCATTCAGTATACAATCTGCAACTAGTGCACAAAACAGAAAAAGACAGAGATTCCGAAGCCAAACAACGCGACGATGGTTTTGGCAAAGTACGGCACGTCTGATCATATAACGACCAAAATACGTATCTACGCACTTATCAGGAATCCAATCGGTCCACGTATGGAAAATAGTGTCACGCCATCTTTTCCGATAGTGGTACAACACATGAGTAGCTTCAGTTTCTAACATACGAAACTCACCAACAAAAGTGTCTTTCGCGTACTTCAAACCGGAATTAAACCACGACCGTAAAAACCAACCAAGGGTGGCTCCCATTATACCAGCTTGGGAGTCCAATGGCACCTCAGTAATCGAAGAGACAACACTATCAATCGGAACAGAATCTATTGTCTCACAGAAAGAGGGTGCTTTCTCGCCCTTGGGAATTCGAACGTCACCACACTCTGAGCACGATAAAAACATAGGCGAACCGTGCACACAGGTCTTAAACGATTGCGCAACATTGAGACTGTCCATGTAAATTTTCTTTTGTCCCTTAAAATATTGACGGGAATTTTCACCAAGAAATCGCAACCAGGTTTTGTAAGAGATATCCTTCATCGGCTTGCCCTCGTATTCGGCGACGTGGTAACCAACAGAATCAGGCTGACCACGCTGTCCGGGAACAACAAAAGGCGTTAAAACAGTAATATCCCATACATCACGATCGCATGGTTCAGTAAATCCGTTAGCTTCCATAAAGGCGTAGACCTTTTTGTCGTCTAATTGAACACTGGTGTCATTGCCCGGGACGAAACGAACAAATTGTGGTTTGACCTTAATTTCTACCAAATACGAAAAACGACATAAAACTGAAGCTGGATTATTCGATGTTTTATATGCTTCCAAAGTGGGGACATTTGTGCTAGCTGCATAAACCTTGATATTACACGACACTTTCCCTTTGTCCTCAACAGCGGCCATATTGGCACTGTAGGGTTTAGAATTGACAAAGTTAATAATACGTGCAGCAGCTGACATTGGAGCATACTCGGCTTTCTGATTCGCCACATCATCATCAATAACTGCCTCAACGTCTGATCTCATTGTTGAATCATATTTATCGGTATCACTGATGGTAATCATGTGCTTGTCATCACTCTTGAAATTATTAGCAAGTAAAACCAATGCTACTGATTCTCGTACAAAAGTAGTTTTTCCACAAGCACTCGTGGAATGGACACAAAAAGCCAATGGTCGCAATCGTTGCGTGGTGGCAGCGTGGGCAGATTCAAAATCAACACGAATTCGCTCTAGTTCCTCAACTTTCTTAATTAGGAGCGAACGTTCATAACTACCCTTGTCTAATCCAAATGTGGCGTCAGACATGGAGGCTAAAGCTGTATTTAAACGATGACGATATTCATCTACAGAAAAACCTCCAGGAAGTGTCTCAATTGTGCCATTTGCTGCAGCATTCTTGAATGCCTTGAGAGTCGCAATCTCTCTAGATAAGTCATCAATCCCTTTTGTGGAAAAGAACAATGGGCGCAAAGAACCCTGTTCAAGAACAGCGTGCCCAACCTCAAAGAAATAGACTACAGTTTCAACAACGGCGTCAAAAACACTGAGAGCAGTGACTTGGGTTTTCGAAATTGCACCAGAAAAAAGTTTCAAATCTCCTATCGAAAACTGAAATTTACCGGGTCCCAAGATTCCAACGAGAACACAGGCACTAACCAAAATGCTAATGTTTGACTTCATTGGGTGGTTTTTGAGAAGGGACCAATCATCCACTATCGACCGAAGTGAATCAAGCCATGAAGAAGAACTTTGAGATTCCATTGGTGATAATAGATCATGGAAAATTGAAATCACATGGCCCACATCGGTCTGAGTGGGAAAAAGACCTCGGAGTGTTAGATGCAAAATACTCACTCTTTCTTGCCAACAAGTGGCATAACAAAGTCCTGTGATGGACGAAACAATAATATCCAAGTTTGAAATTAGCTCACGAAGCAATGGAGGAATATTAACTTCACTTCCTGCCTGACCTGCAAACAACTTTCGTTTTTTCTTTTGTTTCTTTCCTTTGTGCCACTTTTTCTTACTGCGGCGGGAGGCATAATCACTGCTCTCCGTTTGTTTGTGTGTTTTTTTAAGTTCATAAACACGGCGGTTGCTCAATTTTAACGATCTAATTGCAGCAACAAAATCCTCTTGCAAAAAACCCTCACCCTGCTCCAAGAGGGAAGGAAGGGAGGGGGGGAAACATACACCAGCTACGGTGCCATTTCCAGGCATTTCTGAACAGAGTTTGTCATTACTTACTTCAATATTTAGGGGATTCATATTTAATAAAATTAAAATTGAAAAAAGAAATGCAAAGTCACTATAATTGTTTAGAAACTTAATTGTGTGTGGTTTAACGTTGTGGCGACCAGGGTTAACAACCGGCGACGGTTGCATTGACTGCATCAGGTATATGACTCGCTACTGGATTTTCTCATTACCAGCTTCTGTTCAGCGATAATAGCTTGGACTACCGAACCTGTGACATCCTTCTACCCTCAAAATCATCCACACTTCCCTCAAGCGAAAACTTTCATTTAAACAGGCTTCCAGCAATGTATAGTTTAAAATGTTCTTGGGTTGCAAGCAACAAGTTAAACATCAATTTATTTGGAACTCGTATTCTACGTTGGTACCGTGGACCGGCCAATAACATACTAATCCCGCAGATTACTTGTTGACGCGAGTACTCATGTGGCGACTAGGAGACAAGCTCCTCATTAAAACAAAAAAGTTGCATGGTTAAGACAAGACTGAGCCTAGCTTGAAGCTCAGTCCATAACCGACCGTCTGCAATAAGCAGCAATTAATATACAAATAAAATACAACTAATATACAACATAAAACATATAAATGGAAATAAATAAATATAAATGAAATATAGAACGACACAATACATGTAAACAAATAGAAAACTATGAACAATATGTACAACACCAAAAGAACTGGTGCTTAGTCACTTTTCGATCAGACTACGATCACAATTTCCTGCTGACCCGCAGGGGCGGACTCCCTTCGAACGACGTAATGCGAAGGTGTTACCGCTCTTTTAGTTTTTCACAAACATATAAAGAACGGTCACTTTGCGATCAGACTACGATCAGAAAATTGCGACGCAAATCTAAACAAATAAGCTTGAAGAAACTTCAGTGAAGTAAACAACAAATCTAAATGAATAAGCTTGCGCAGAGTTAATTCAGGTGTACCTTTGTCACTCATAGATGCGAATATGAAAACGCATCCTGAGATAACTGTACACACAAAAGTGGAACCAACTCAAATGGTTCAATTCGCAATGGACCTCCCGGGAATCTCCCGGGAG